GAGTCCGCCCCCACCGGCGCCGAGGACGAGATCCCCTCCGAGCCCTCCGTCTCCATCGTTGCCTCCGCCGGGGCCGGCTCCCTCAGCGCCGACTACTTCCGGAACCCGCTGCTGGAGCAGCCCACCGCGCTGACCCTGGCCAACGACGGGCATATCTTCGGGCACCTCGCGGCCTGGAATGCCTGCCACATCGGGTACGAGGTCTGCACCACCGCCCCGCCCTCGACCACCGACTACGCCTACTTCCTCACCGGCCAGGTCTTCACCGATGCCGGCCCGGTCGCCGTCGGGCAGGTCACCCTCGGCGGCGGGCACGCCAACGGCAAGCTCGGGGTCCGCGGGGCGATGGCGCACTATGACAACACCGGCACGGCGATCGCGGACATCACGGTGGGGGAGGACGCCCACGGGGTCTGGTTCTCCGGCAAGCTCCGTGACGGGGTAACGGAGAAGCAGGTCCACGAGTTCTTCGCGGCCGGACTCTCCGGGGACTGGCGCGGGGTCCGGTTCCGCGGACAGGAGTCAATGGAGCTGGTCGCGGCGCTGGCGGTGAACGTCCAGGGATTCCCGGTCCCGCGGACCCGGTTCGCCATGGACGGCACCCGGCAGCTCTCACTGGTCGCCGCCGGCATTCCGGTACGCGCTACCCCGGCAGTGCTGGACCCGGCGTTCAGGACGCAGATGGACGCCTACCTTGCCCAGCAGAAGCGGACCGAAACGGCGGCCCAGCTCTCCGCAGAGATCCGGGCGTTCCGCCTGGCCGAAATCGCCACCCAGTTCACCACTTTGAAGGGACAGTAACCATGGCTTGTGGAGCATGTGCGTCGAAGAACACGAAAGTCACCTACCTGTACACCGCCACTAATGGCACAAAGACCGCCTATTCCACCGAAGTGGAGGCAAAAGCGGCCGTTGCCCGGCGCGGCGGTTCCTACACGAAGCAATAGACGACACGCCGCTCGGTATCGTGGATAGCGAGCGGCGTCTCGCGTATAGGATGGGTTCCAGTAGGACACTCTCCGAGCCGTAGGCCGTGTGTCACCCGTAGTTTGCTGTACTCCACACGTCCCTACATCTCATAAGGAGAGATAGTCATGGGTAAGAAGTTTGTAGCTCCTGAGAACCTGCAGGACCTCGACGCATCCGCACTCGAAGCATCCGTATCGGACGCTTTCGCCGCTTACGACGAGCTGAAGCCCAAGGATGGCGAGGACGTTTCCGACGAGGCGCTCGCCGAACTGTCCGCCATCAAGGACTTCGTCTCCGCCGCCAAGGCCGAGAACTCCACCCGCGAACAGGCCGCCGCCGCCCGCGCCGAGCAGCTTGCCGCGATCGAGACCGAAATGTCCGCCGGCTCCGAAGCCCCCGCCGAGGAAGCCGAAGCAGGCGCCGAGGGCGAGTTCGCCAAGAACCCGTTCCCGCCCAAGGGTGACGGTGACGCCGAGGACATCGCCGACGGCGGTGACGACGAGGACACCGAGGACAAGAACGGCAAGAAGCTTCCGCCGAAGGCCCCCGTCCAGAAGGCCTCCATCAAGGCCCCCGCAAACCTCTCGCGCGGCTCCTATGCTGCCAAGGCTGCCAAGGCAGCTCCGGCTTCCCAGGCCCCCTCCGCCGCAGCCGAAGGCGGACGCCTGCTCTCGGCAACCTCCGCCGAGGGCTACCAGATGGGCCAGGCCTTCGCCTCCCTTGAGGAAGCCGGCGACCTGATCGCCAAGCGCCTCTCCCGCCTGCCCAAGGATGCCCCTGCCGGCACCCTGGTCCAGAACACGGCACTGCAGATCGCACTGCCCTCCAACCCGTTCTCCCAGAACGCCGCCGAGTTCGCCAACATGGACCGGGACGCCTTCAAGCTGCTCATGGCCGCAGGGGATGAGACCCGCCTGACCGGTAAGTCCCTCGTGGCTGCCGGTGGCTGGGGCGCCCCGTCCGAGCGGTCCCTGGACTTCTGCCACCTCGAATCCATCGAAGGGCTGATCTCCCTCCCCGAGGTGGCGATCACCCGCGGTGGTATCCAGTACACCAAGGGCCCGGTCTTCGCCGACGTCCTGGCAAACTCCACCGGTTTCTGGGACATGACCGAAGCCACCGCCGAGGCCGGCGTTGAACTGAAGACCTCGCTGCGCCCCACGATCCCCACGTTCATCGAACAGCGCCTCGACGCTGTCGGTGTGATGATGGAAGCCGGCCTGCTGCTGCGCCAGGGCTGGCCCGAGGTCATCGCCCGCTACTCGGAGCTGCTGCTCACCGCCCACCAGTACAAGCTGGCGCAGAAGAAGATGACCCAGATCCAGGCCTTCACCGGTGCCGCCGTTGCCGCGGGCCCGGGGTTCGGCAACGCGCTGGACATCCTGCACATCCTGGAACTGGTCGCCACCGGCGAGCGCCAGCGCCGCTTCATGTCCCCGAAGCAGACCCTCGAGGCCCTGATCCCGTACTGGGTCAAGAACGTCATCCGCGTGGACCTGGCCAACCGCGCCGCGGTGGACTCCGTCTCCGTCACGGATGCCCAGATCGACGCACACTTCACCGCCCGCATGATCAAGGTGCAGTGGATCACCGCCGAGCAGCCGCTGGTCATCGACCCCATCAAGAACATCGCGCTGAAGTACAACGACACCGTCGAGGTCATCATGTACCCGGCCGGCACCTACGTCGCCGGCGTGGCCCCGGTCATCACGATGGACACCATCTACGACTCCACCAACCTCAAGAAGAACGACTACGTCGAACTCTTCGTCGAGCAGGGTGTCCTGGTGACCAACCCGTGCGGCTTCGGCGTGCGGGTCTCCCTGACGCTGTACGCCAACGGCCGCCGCGCCACCGACAGCATCGCCAACAACTTCGGCGCATAGGCCATCCGTCAGGGGGCCGTGCCCGCGGCCCCCTGACCACCACCCCCCGGAAGGAGGGCAGGGCGTATGTTCAAGATCGATGCACCATCCCTGGCCAAGGCCAGCGGCGGACTGCTGCAGCATGTGAACGTCATCCCCGGGGCCGGACACCAGCTGTTCGTCCCCACCAAGTACGAACTGGTGCTCGACGGGCACAACCGTGACGTCCCCGTTGAGGGCGGCGCCATTACGGCACCGGTCCTGACCGAGGGCGCCACCGCCGCTACCGGCGGCACCTTCGCTGCGGGCACGTTTTTCTGGAAGGTCACCGCGGTCACCGGCTACGGCGAGACCGACGGGTCCAACGAGATCACCGCCACCCTGGTGGCCACCGGCACGCAGGCCATGTCCTGGGCCGATGTCGCCGGAGCCCAGCTGTTCCGGGTCTACCGGGGCATTGCGGCGGGGGCCGAAGATACCCTCGTCACCACCCTCCCGGCCGGCACGCTGAGCTTCATTGACACCGGTGCCGCCGGCACCCCGGGGACGGTCCCGACCGTCTCCCGCGCCGGGAACGTCCCGGCCGGGGTCAAGACCTTTGACATGCTGGGCACCAACACCACCGCGCTGTTCCAGACCTACCGGGGCCTGGATGCCCCGGTGCTGCTGGGCCAGGACGCGGAGGCGCTGGTCAAGGATGCCTACGACCGGGGCGAGGACTGGGCGGTGGAGCGCAAGCTCCAGACCCTGGTGCTGAACCCGGCAGCCGTGGACCTGACCCCCGTTCCTGGGACTCCGGTCACGAGTTTCCGGTACGCCCTGGGTCTGCTGGAGCAGTACGCCCGGGACACGTCCACCTTCGCACCCCTGATCTCCGGCAACGCCCTGGCGCTGCTGCTGGTCGAGCAGGCGCTGGACTGGAAGGCCCCGGATATCCAGACCATCCTGGGCACCACCGCGGCGCTCGCCGGCGGGTACGGTACGGCCGGTCCCGGGGCACTCACCGCCCCGGCAGGCTCGGCCTGGCTGTACATCACCGGCCAGATCAACATCTGGAAGGGTCCGTCCGAGGTCAGCCCGGCCATGGACTACCACACCAACCGTGCGATCGCCCTGGCGGAAAGCTCCTACGCAGCATCCGTGGAGTCCTTCACCGCAGCCGTCCTCGTCGGAACCATCTAAGGAGTCACTCATGGGAATCACTCACGCTCTGGCCGACGGCGAGCACTTCGTCGAAGGCCGGTCAGAAGCCAAGGCCAAGGAACTGCTCGCGCTGGCGGAGGCTGCCGGCCTGCCCGGCCAGGTCTCCACCACCTCCTTCGGCTACATCGTCCCGGCCGCCATCTTCGGGGAACTCCCGGCCACCCCGGAACTCCCCGGCGATGACACCGTCCCGCCGCCCGCAGCTGCTGCTGATGAAAATCCGGAGGGTGTCCAGTTCGACCCCTCCACCACAACTGTCGACGGGGTCAAGGAATACCTGGCCGGCGCCGATGACGAGGAACGCGCCCGCGTCCTCGCTGCAGAGGCAGCCAGCGACACAACCCGCAAGGGTGTCCTGGACCTCGCCACCATCCCCGAGGGAGATAAATAACAATGGGTCACCAGAC